CTTCAATTGTCGGGTTTCGGCGTTGGCGCGTTTGGCTACGCCGATTGTGCCGGTGATGGATAACATGTATTTGGATACGCAGTTCTTTGCTGTTCCCATTCGCCTGGTGTGGGACAACTGGCAAAAGTTTAATGGTGAGCAGAAGAACCCGGACGATTCAACCGACTTTACAATTCCGCAGATTACTGCGCCCAGTGGCGGTTGGGCGGCTCTCAACCTGGAGGACTATATGGGTCTTCCTGTGGGTGTTGAGGGATTGAGCGTATCTGCGTTGTTTCATCGTGCTTACAACTTGATCTGGAACGAGTGGTATCGTGACCAGAATTTGCAGGACTCGGTTGCTGTACCGACGGGTGATGGGCCCGACTCGACGTCGCAGTATGGTTTGCTTCGGCGTGGTAAGCGCCATGATTATTTCACCAGTTGTTTGCCTTGGCCTCAGAAGGGGCCAGGCGTCACCATCCCTCTTGGGACGTCGGCGCCGATCAACGGTCAGTTTCTTATTCGCAATGCTGACGATAGCTCGAAGAGCTATATGATCGGCGGCAGCGCGGGCAGTGTGGACATGAACTCGCCGCATTTTACGGGTGCTGTTTATGCGGATCCTGAGCAGCCCAACGGGCTTTTTGCGGATCTGTCCCTGGCGACTGCTGCAACCATTAATTCGCTTCGTCAGGCGTTCCAGATTCAGAAAGTCTTTGAACGTGATGCGCGTGGCGGTACGCGATACACGGAGCTTATCAAATCTCATTTTGGAGTGACTTCACCAGATGCGCGTCTTCAGCGACCCGAATACTTGGGAGGTGGTAGTTCTCCCATCAACATCACGCCTGTACCTCAGTACTCTCCGACAGGAACGTATGCCGAGACTCCGCAGGGTAATCTGGCGGGCTATGGAATTTCTACTTTCTCTGGGCATGGCTTTACTAGTAGCTTTACTGAGCATTGCCTTATTCTCGGTTTGATGTCGGTTCGTGCCGATTTGACGTACCAGCAGGGCGTCAATCGGATGTTCTCTCGGAAGACCCGTTTCGATTTCTATTGGCCCGCCCTGTCGCATATTGGCGAGCAGGCGGTTCTGCAGAACGAAATCTTTGCTTCGGGTGTTACTGTCGAGGACGACAAGGTGTTTGGTTACCAGGAACGCTATGCGGAGTACCGGTACAAGCCGTCCCAGATCACCGGCGAGTTTCGTTCGTCGTTTCCGCAGTCGTTGGATTCCTGGCATTTGTCCCAGGAGTTCGCGACGGCGCCCGTCCTGGATGATTCTTTCATTACGGAGAATCCGCCCATCGATCGGGTTATTGCTTTCCCTTCCGAGCCGCATTTCCTTTTTGATTCCTATATCCAGATGAAGTGCACTAGGCCGATGCCGGTTTACGGTGTGCCTGGTCTTATTGATCATTTCTGATCATGGGCTTTCTTGATCTTGGATTGTCGGATCTGATTGCTCCGGCTGCCTCGATGGTTGGTGCTGGCATGAAAGCCAGCACCGCTAAGAAAGAGGCTAAAAAGGCATGGCTGCGTAACGAGCAATCAGCATCGACACAACGGAATTGGGCCGCCGAACAGGCGGGCGTGCAACGTGAGTGGGAGGCCGAACAAGCGGCCTCCGCTATGGCTTTCGAAGGAGGTTGGGCGCAACGCCAGATGGAGTTTCAGGAGGTGTCTAATGCGAAACAGATGCAATTCCAACGAGACATGTCTAATACTGCTCATCAACGGGAAGTACAAGATTTACGAGCCGCCGGTCTCAACCCTATCCTGTCCGGTACAGGAGGAATGGGATCTTCTACCCCCGTTGGGGCCTCCAGTGCGGGCAGCATGGCTCGTGGATCAAAAGGATCTTCCTCGGCTCCTTCGGGATCTCGTGGCCAAGCATCCGCAGCTGAAGCCGTGGACGTACTCTCCCCAGCTATCGCTACTGCTTTGAATGTCGGCTTGGCGAAGGCGTCGATCGACAAGACCCAGGCTGAGGCCGAGGAGATTCGGGCGCGCACGCCAACGCATTCTCAGAACATCGAGGAGTCGAAGGAGCGCGTTAAAGAACTTACTTCGCGGACTGAGTTGCAAGGTTGGCTTAAAGGCAAGACCTCTGCTGAAATCGATCAGATCAATACGTCGATTTCGAAAATGTTTGTCGACATGGGTCTTACTCGCGCTTTGACTGGTGAGTCTCAGGCGCGTACTGGTCTGACTAAGGAACAAACCGGCTTGACCGGTGTTGAGCGTCGGACTATGGAGTCTCTTGAGAGCCTCGATGTAAACGAAGCTCTCAAGGCGTACCCGGCCCTTCATGGTATGTCTGGCCTTATTAAAGGCCTTATTCAACTTCTTATTAAAAAATAGGAGCCTATCGTGTCTAAAGTTACTAATTACTCTTCTCCATTTCAATCTCATTACAATAAAACTAACTCTTATTCTCTTTCGTTCCCACCTAACTCTCGGTGGACTAAGCAATCGTTTAAAGACGAGTGCGATATCAATACGATCATGGCTCGCTATCAATCGACGGGTGAAATTCCCGTCATCAATGAACGGGCCCCCCAGTATCTCGACGTTTCGTCGGGCTTCGATTTCGCCTCTATGCAGGCGCAAATCGTCCAGGCTCAATCTTTGTTCAATGACCTACCCTCCACCCTTCGGAATCGCTTTTCGAACGATCCTGGAGCGTTTCTGGCCTATTGCCAGGACGAATCCAATCATGAGGAGATGCGTAAGCTTGGTCTCCTCAAAGAAAAGGCGACTGCGGGGACCGCAGAGCCGCCTATCTCGGATGCTTCTTCTACCTCTTCTTCATCCTCTTAACTAACCGCATCCTCCCCCCTCTAAAGACTGCTAGCTAGTCAGACGTCGGGGGGGGGTTGACAAAAACCACGCACAGTTATATTCCTTGTTCTTAACTGTGCTAGGTGACACCAAAACGGCAAAAACGATGAAAACGGTCCTGCTCACCCTCTTCCTAGCCGGTTGCGGTACTGCTCAAGTCTGCATTGGAACGTGTGAAGTTGCTGCTGTTGGTGTCTCAAAAAAGGAGTCAAATCATGAAACGTCACAAGATGTCCAAGGGCGCGTCGCAGCGCCAGTTCTCTAGTACTGCTTCTCGTACCCACAAGAAGAATCTTGCCGGAAACCCGATGCGGGGGGGCATTCGCCTGTGAGCGATGCCTTGCCTATCACCCATCGAGGTTAATAAACGTGGGTTCGTCGATCTTCGCGTTACGGTCGCCTGTGGCCAATGTATCGGGTGTCGGGTTGATCGGACGCAGGATTGGACGACCAGGATCATGCATGAGGTGTCTCTGCATGATCTCTCTCAATTCGTTACCCTCACCTACAGCGACGACAAGCTTCCGGCTAATGGCTCTCTTTTGATGGCTGATTTGCAAAAGTTTATCAAGCGGTTGCGTAAGCATACGAAGCTTCGTTATTTCGCTGTTGGCGAGTATGGCGATCTCTCTGAAAGGCCCCACTATCATGCGATCCTTTTCGGGGTCGACTTTTCGGACAAGCGTCCGCACTCGAAGAATGAGTACGGCGATCAGCTCTATACGTCGGAATTACTCGACAGAATATGGAGTCATGGGCATGCGTTCTTCGGCAAAGTTACTATCCAGTCTGCAAGGTATGTTGCCAAGTACTGCATTAAAAAGGTCAACGGTGCTATGGCTTCTGAGCATTACGGCTCGCGAGAGCGTGAACGCGCTGTCATGTCACTCAAGCCGGGGATCGGCCAAGGTTGGTTCCAGAAGTATTCATCGGACGTGTATCCGTCCGATTTTGTAGTGTTATCCGGTAAGAAGCGCTCACCTCCTCGCTACTACGACAAGCAGCTGGATGAGGACGAGCTCCAGGCGATCAAAAGTCGCCGGCAGGAAAAGGCCCGCAAACATCGGGCCGAACAAACTTCTGAACGCCTCGCTGCGCGTCGCGCGTGTCTAGAGGCTCGTGTAAATCTTCGTAAAGGTAAAATATGAATGTTATGTGTTCGGTCTATGACCAAAAGGCGCGCTTCTTCTCAGCTCCGTTTACTTCGGCTACTGAGGAAACAGCTATTCGTGATTTCTCCAGGGCCGTGATGGATACTCGGTCGATGGTGGATAAGTTTCCGGAGGACTATGAGCTGCATTTGCTTGGTAGTTTTAATGAGCTGTCTGGCGAGATAGAGCCGGTAAGTATTCCTAAACTGTTGGCCAAGGGTGCCGACTACATTTCCAAGGAGGTTTCGTAATGCGCTCTGTGATGAAACATACGTTTAGCCAGGTTCCGAAGGCGGATATTCCGCGGTCGACGTTTGACCGTACGCATGGGTATAAGACCACGTTTGATGCTGGTTTGTTGATTCCGTTTCTTCTTGATGAGGCTTTGCCGGGCGACACCTTCAATTGTCGGGTTTCGGCGTTGGCGCGTTTGGCTACGCCGATTGTGCCGGTGATGGATAACATGTATTTGGATACGCAGTTCTTTGCTGTTCCCATTCGCCTGGTGTGGGACAACTGG